GACTAACATTTCAGCTGATGTTTGGTGGACTTCATCAAACAGGATATACTCGTACTCCGCCAGATTGTGGGAATTGTTGTATAAGTAATGCAATGCATACCCATACGTTGTCACAGTGATATTCGAAGCTGTCATGACACGATGATTCCGCATCATTGCACTTATGCTGATGTTCTTAGTGGCGAGCATGGAATCTTGCAAGTTGGTTACTAACACTCGGGTTGGTTCGCATATCATGACTCGCCCATTGCGTGCTAAAGTTGCTGGGAACGCCGTCGATTTGCCACACCCAACGTGTCCAATTATAAGAAACTCAGTTGACTTGCTTGCTTGGACTTGAGTTGCTATATCTCCAATCGTTTCCTTCGTCATTGTTAGCTGCACGTGATTGCCATCAAGTGGTGCATATCCTTGCTGCCCTGAGACAATGCGAGTTTCGAACCACTTCTCAAACGTTAAAATTGCTGGAGGCACCGCAACATGTGTAGCTTCATGGTCATACAGCTGAATTTCGTGGAATGTTGGTATGTCTCCTAGCTGGTTTTTGAGGCTGTCAAAGATTCCACTCTGATATTCACAGTTGACCTTGAGGATGTCAAAAATTGTCCTGAATTTAACTAGATTAGAATACAGAGCTGAACTAAATTCAACTGAGAACAATGATGAGATTATGTACAAAACTGCCATTGTCCTAGTAATCCACGCCTCTTCTTTCTTGCTCTGGTACTCAACTAGCTCCTTGCTCTCTTGTTCCTTTTCCCAACGCAGCATTTTGAGAATTTTCCTTAGTAAGTAGGCTCCAAAAACGGTGGAAAGGCCTATGAGTATAACTTGCAAGACGTTGGCTGCCATTGTGCAGAAGGCCCATTTGTAAGCTTCGCCGAAGAGGTGAGTAACCTTCCTCCAGGTCCTCAAGGAACTCTCTTTGCAACCTTCTGGCACTTTCGGTCCTCGGAGATAACGTGTCAACCAATTGTTCTTTAAACTTTCGCACATTTCTCCAACCTTTCTTCCTGGACCAGAATAGGTGAGTCGTAACACGGTGCCATGAAAGTTTAAGTAGCCAATGGAGTTGAAGAACTCGTTGTACGCACACTCGCCGTGTGAAAT